ATCTGGATGAAGCTAAAAACATCTTAGATGTCTCTAATTCGCTTGTAGACATTGCTTATATGACCATAGGTTTATCCCATGAGTATGGTGTTGCGGATAGATTCATAATGCTTTTTGATGAGGTTCATAAATCAAATATGACAAAGTTAAATGAAGATGGCACTCCAAGATTAAGAAAGGATGGTAAGATAAGTAAGACTAAGTTCTATAAAAGACCTAACTTAAGATTTATTTTAGAAAGAAACCTAAAGCTATATAAAAACAGTTCAGTATTAAAAGAAATTGCAAAAATAGAAAAGAGAAATCAAGAAAGAATATTGGAAAATAAAATCAAAAAACATCTTAAATTTTTCGATAAAATTTTGTATATTGTATATTCTAAAATTGAAAAAAGACTAAAGAAAAAAGTTGAAGTTTTCTTTCCTATAAAGCAAGATGGGAAAATATCCGTATCAGTATACGGAAAAGTGTATGAAGTTTAGTAAAAGAAAATATGGAAATAAAAAATTAGTAGTAAATGGAGTTTCATTTGATTCTAAATTAGAATTTTATTGTTACTCTATGTTAAAAGAAATGAATTTTGACTTTGACTTTCAAGAGAAAATAATTCTTGTGGATAAGTTTAGATACCAAGATAAAGCAATCAGAGCAATAACACTAACAGTAGATTTTGTGATAAGACACAACGGAATGAATATCTATCTGGATACAAAAGGATTCGCAACAGAAGTAGCTAAAATTAAATACAAAATGCTCAAGAATAAGTTAAAAGATGATTCATCAACAAATGTCGTGTGGGTAACTACACAAAAAAAAGTTAAAGAATACTTAATTAAATTAAAAACAAATGGCAACAGTTAACAAAGTAATCCTAATAGGAAATGTAGGAAGCGTAGATGTGAAAGAGT